CTGTTGGCAGTCTAGTAGCCCTATGGCACTACTTTGGTGTTGATTGTCAGTTCATACGCGGCATAGTCGAGGCCGCCGTAACTGATCGTGGTTGGCCGGGCCGTGAGTAGCCCAATCTTTGCAGCTCTAATCAGGTCAGCCAAATCAAGCAGCGTGTCCATCGTTCGTTTGTCGCCAGCGCCCTGGGCAATCAGCACGACGCGGTATTCCATTTCGGCTTCCACGTTTGTGTGCATCACGATGCTTGGTGCCTCGACAAGCGCGCATGGTGGGTTCAGTGTGCGTGGGTCATCGAATACGCGCAAGCCAGTGATTGTCTGCAGCTTGGTGACTAGCAGGCCGTAGCCCTCAGCGAACATGCCAGGCATCACGCCACCTGCGGTTTATTGACACCCAGCAGACGCATGATCTGACCGAAGTTGCCTGCGACTGGGCCACCAGTGGCGAGTGGGTCAAATGATGCCAGGGCTTCGACGCTGCCTTTTTCGCGGTACAGGATGGCTGCGTATTGTATGGTGCCTAGTTTGACATCAAGGCCGGGCACTGTGCTGGGGCTATCGAAGTAGCCGGATTCTTGCCTGCGTCGGTAGGCGAATGCGTTGGCTGCACCTACAGCCATCGTGGCAATGTCTAGGTCGGCGCTGGGGTTGGTGAATGTGTAGCCCAGGTAATCCTCAAGATCGCCCAGTGCAATCCACGTGCAAGTAATTGAGTACGTCGCTGTGCCGGTTGCGGCCGCGCGTTCCAGGTCGGTTGCAGTGAGCGCAAATAGCACCTGGTTAGGGATGATGCGGTCGTAATCGTATTCGTAATCGCCTTGCTGGCTAACGCCAGTGAGGTAGTACTCAGGTAGCGCAAGAATCTTGTGTGTGGCGTTCCATCCGCTGCCGACACCGGCAATGGTGATGCTCTGACCAACCTCGAAATTGATTGGTTCCAGCAACTGAACGATGGCAACATTTGACACCACTTGCTTGTGGGTAATGGTGTACGTCGCCACCGTTCAGTGTTCCCTGGAGGAAGGAATCTGCTGGATCAGACGAACTTGACAAACTTGGTCGCGTCAGCCATGAAGCCGGCCGCGTAGCCGCGGAAGGCGATGGTGCGACCGAGCGTTGCCGGGACATCGACCGAAATCGCGCCCTTTTGCTGTTCGTAGAACTCAAAGCCTGCGGCTGGGCCTGCAGCGTGTCCGATGAACGAACCGTCGCAGTGCTTGTCTACAACCAGGCTCAGGCCGAGTGGGTTGCCGTTCCACGATGTCGCGGAAGCGTTGCCCATCGCGTTCTGACCGGCAAGGCCAGGTGCACCCACGAATGGGAACACTGGGCGGTTCGCATCATCAACGAGCGAGCCCAGGTAGCCCCAGACGGTTGGTGACACAAAGAGGTGCGTCGGCAGGTAGTTGCTGGTTGCGCTGATTTGCGCGGCAGCACCGTACACGCCTTCGATCATGTCTTTGGCAACGGTCGGATCCCATGACTGGGTTTGCACGATTGCATTTCGGCAGGTGTCGATCGCGTAGTTGTCGGTGGCCTGACCGTAGGCGATTGCCAACTGATTCAGGACGATGCCCAACGAGTTGGGGTCAGTCCAGTCAACGTCCTGCTCTGACAGCGTGACATAGGTGCCGAACGTCAACTTGTTGACGTTGTTGTTGGCAACCGTGACCGTTGATGGGTCAAGCGTGTTCAACTGGCCAGTCGGCTGTTGGGTAACTACCGGGCGAACCGTGATGACCGGGCGACGGAATGTTGCACCGCCTTCTGGCATTGCGCGCGAACCAATGGCGCTCACGAACGGACGCACCGCGTTCAGGCCGTCATAGACAGGCGAAACGATCGGCTCCGGCAGGATGCCAGGCGTGTCGGCCGTGGTGATGTTTGGTGCTGCGGCCATGATTCGAGCGTTGAACTCAGCGAACTCTGAGCCACCGCGCACGAACTTGGCGATGTACTCGGATGCTGATGGCAACTTGAATGCCGGCTTGGGCTCGGCGAACAGCATGGTGGGTGCAGCAGCAGGCGTTTCAGCGACAAGTGCAGCGGTTGCTTCGACCTTCTCAGTCATTGGTGTTGGTTCCTCTCGCGGTGGTTGTGTCGCTGCAACATCTGTAATGGTAGCACCTTTGAAGGCTGGTTCAGTCACGAGGCTCAATTCGACCCAGTCGGCTTTGGCGATGATCATGGTGCCATCGTCGTCGTATCGGGCATCGATCACATCGACGCCTACTGAAACCGAGTCAACAGCCTCATCTTTGATTAGTTCGAGCATGTCGTTGCCCTCGCTGGTAGCGCTAATTCGTGCCGTGAACACCATGCCTGTTTCGCTGTCAATTCGCCCGGTGACGACTCCGACCGGCTGCGTTGAATCGTGGTACTTGAGCAACTTGGGCTTTTTGCCTGTCACTGGCAGGCTGCCGCGCTCGAACTTGACACGTGTGCCATCCGAAACGGTTGCCTCGACATCCCAGGGCACTGCAACACCTGAGATACTGCGTGGAGATTCGCCATCGGAAGCCAAGACGAATGTGTTTTGTGGTGTCAGTCTGATCATTGTTCAGTCTCCTCGGTGGTAGGTGCCCGGCCAGGTGCAGCGTTGTCCTGACCGGGCTCCATCTGTGCTTCCTCCAAATATGAATCTACGTCCAAATAAATGTAACGACCGCGTGGCGTAACGTTGTTCATGCTGAGCGTCTGCTCGATGCAATCGATGTATGGTTTGGCACCGAATAGGTACAGGTCTTGACGCGCTTGCAATGCGTTCTGATATGTCATGCCTGAACCTGCTGGCGCGCCAACCAGGTATGGCGGAATGTTTGCAAGTCGCGCCATCTCAAGCGCCTGATATGTGCGAGCCTCGGTCAATTGCAGCTTGCTCGGATCCATGTACGACTCTTTCCATTCGACGTACTGGTTCAACGCAGCAATGGCGTTGTTGTTTCGTGCGGCTGCGAATGCTGCGGCCATTTCGCTCAGTTCCTCAGCGCTCAACGGCTCGCCCTCGGTCTGCTTGAGTACACCGGCTGGTGTCTGATTGCGCGCAAAGCGCTCGGCGCTGGTATCAAGATTGATGTTGGTACGAATCATGCGCGCACCCATTGACAGTAAGCCTTGAATTGGGCTGATGAATTGCACCACGTCATTCGGGTTTAAATCAATGCCGTTGAACGTCACTTGCTTGCTGGGGCCGAACCATTGTGGGCCGCCCTGGTCACGAGTCTGCACGTCAGCGGCTGGAATCCAGGTGAACGTGGCTGGGAAACCGTTGCCGAATCGGCTGGTAACTACCCAGAATGCGCGGCCGTAGAAAATCAGGTCGTCAGTTGTCCAAGACATGATGAAATTGCGTGTCACGTTCGGGTCTGGCTGATGGAACCAAGTGTCGTCTGGCAATTCAATGTCCTCGTATTCGTCATCCATCCACTGTTTGCCGTATTGGTGGATTTCTAGACAAGCCACCATGCCGCAAATCAGGTCACGCGCGCGGCTGATGGTTGGAATCTGGATGGCGGCCAGCCGATCGAAGCCGGTGGTGTAGGTCATGAAGTTGCCGACCATGTTGTTGCCTGCGTAACCGGCTGCAGCGCCGATTGATGCCTTGTTGTCGGCTGGGGTAGCGCGCTTTAGGGAGAAAATTGCCATCGTGCAGTCAGTCTAGGCGCTCGATGCAATCTGTGGTCTGTTCACCATCGGTCGCGGTCTGCTCATCATGCCAACAGCCCACACGAGACACCGGGCCAACTCAATCGGGCCACTTGACTTCGTGGATGACAACGCAAGGCCGCTAGGTGTCTTGACTGCTACCGCCCGGCCGATGTGTTCAGCCAGCATCGTTTCGCCAGTGTGATTGACGCGGCCTTCATTGATTAGTTGCCGGACAAGTTGCGTGAAGCGGCCAATTTCCTGATAGCCGACAATGATGCGCCTGCGCTGTAAATCAGTCGGACAGTTGGTATCGAGCGTGGGCGTTATCGCCAGCGTGAGCCCTGGATTGTCACGCAACTGTTGACGCACATTATCCCATACCTGTGTCACGGTTTCGCACATGAATGCGACAGTCGCAGTCAGAATCCCAGCAATATTCGCGTTTACTCTGACCGCCACGTATCTCCCATCGTCGATCGAGACTTCGCACGCCAACACTCCGCCTGGTACAGGCCGCGATTCGGTAAGCAATGATTCCCAGCGCCCAGGCTGCAGCCAAGACAGTTCGCTTTGTACCCATAGGTTCACGCTAGAACGCAGGAATCCGGCACGGTTCGGGCCTTTGGCTTCCTGCTCAATGGTGCGGATGTCAAGCGTGTGACCGAGCGCCGGGTTGGCGTACTCCCACGCGGCTGCGCTCATCGGGTCTAGATCAGGTGGCGGCGAATACTCCGCCAGGTACAGGCCACCGGGTTTTTTCTCGTCTATGGCGCGTATGCCTTGCTCACGCCAACGCAACATGGCAATCGAATCCTCGGTGCCAGCAGTTGACCACATCGAGCAAAGCGGATTAGCCCTAGCACGTTGCGTCGGTAGCAATCCAATGTCCAGCGTCTCGGAATCAATACCGAATACTTCGTCGGCAACGATTAGGTCGCATGACATACCGTGACCGCTTGATGGCCGAGCCGCTTTGACATACCAACGCGACTCACCAACCGTCAAACTGTTACGGCCGTAAGCCCACACCGCTTTCACACCGAAGTTGGCTTCGATAGTTGGTGCTAAATCCTGAAACAGCGAAGTCGCCAGATCGAGTCGGTGCGCCGTAGTCAGAATCGTTTGTGGCCCGGCCTCCAACGCATACTCGGTCAACCACCAGCCCACGAGGGCCTTCAACGCCACTGTCTTGCCATTTTGTCTCGAGACACTTACCAGCGAAACATGATTGATGAACTTGCCATCAGCATCAAACGCCAACTGGCCATTGAGTACGTGACGTTGCCAGGGCATCAAATCAATCTTGAGAATCCGCTTGCACCACTCAGCAACATTCGGCCCAAACGTTCCGGCCGCATCAGGCACAATCGTTTCAATGCGCGGCAAGTCATGACCTTTCCCTTTCCGCTCCGGGGCTTTCCCTTTGGATAAAGAGAGAGA